TTTACTGCCTGGATTCTGTCTTCTATATTTAGCAACACCTGCTGCTGTTAGTCCAGCACCACTTTTGGTAGATCTTTTATGACCACCACCAATAGTCATGCCTTTCATTCCTAGTCCTTTTCTTTTTCTTTTTTTAGGCATGGTTAACTGCTCCATATCCTCTAAGTGCTTTACCAACACCTAAAGGTCGTGATTTATTTCTTTTTTTTAAAGTTCTATTTTGTAATATTTTAGGTATAGGTTTTTTATTTTTCTTTACTGCAACTAAACCACCTGTTTGAAATTTATCTGCTGCTGTTTCTTGTATTAATTTTAAAATTCTATCTTGTTCTTGAACATCTTTTTCTATTTTAGAATCTTTTAAAGCTTTTTTATAAAATTTAATTAATTTATCTTGAAGTCTTTTTCTATCTATTTTTGTTCCTGGTGATTTTTTTAAACCTTTTTGTATAGCTAATATATCAGTATATACTCCTAAAAGTTTTTTTTGATCTTCTAAATTTTTAAAATTTTCAGGATCTATTAAATATTCTGTTAACTGAGTTTGAACAGGAACTTCTGCTTTTTTTTCACCAACCATAAGTTGTGTATATTCATCTATATCTAATGGTCTTTGTAAAGGTGTTGTTAATTCTGTATCAGGTAATACTTGACCTTCTACTCCTCTTAATCTTATATTACGTTCTACATTAGGTCTTTGTAAATCAAGTGTATCAAAGTCTCTTGCTGGTTTTGGCAATCCTGGAAGAAAAGGTCCTTCTTCAGGAACTTGTACATCTCTTAATTCTGGTTGTTCAAATGATTTTTTAAGTCTAACTTCTTCTTTTCTTTTTTCTTTATCCTTTGTTGTTCTTCCTAATTCAAATCTTTTTTCAGGACTATATATTTTAGATGCTTTACTTCTACCTGTTACTTGTAACATAGTATTTAATGTTCCTTCTTCAGCATATTTTCTAGCTTTAGTATTTGACATTCCAGATTTTCTAGCATCTTCAAATAAATCTTTATATAAATTTTGAGCATAGATTATATTTTTTCTTTCTTCATCAGAAATATTTTTTATATTTCTTGGACTTATAAACTCAGTAAATGTTGGTCTATCTACAGTTACTCCCATTCCTGCTTCACTAAAAGCTTTTGCAAGATTTATTTCTTCTGGGCTAGCTCTTTGAGTTCCTGTATCTTCTCCATATAATTCTTTTAAAGAAGCACCTAAAGCAGTTTCTCTATCTATATCTTCTAATTCATCTAATATAGGATTACCTTCTTTATCAAGTTTTATTTCTTTTCTGGTTTCAAATGGTTCAGCTCTATAAAGTTTATTTGTTTCAGGATCTAATTTATTTTCTTTTCCTACTGTTTTTAATTTACCTTTCATTAAAGTAGGATCAGAAGTTCTTCCTACTTCTTCTTGTCCTTCTTTTAATAAAGAAATTAATTTTTTTGTTTGAGATGGTGTTCTTTTTTTCTTTTCATTTTCAGCTATAGTATTTAATACTAAATCTAAATAGTCACTTCTTTTAG